CTAGGTGGTCCTAATCCATCATTAGGCGAAGATGCTACATATAGTCGAGCGCATTATGATTATGTCTGCCAAACTTATGGCGACCCATCTAATGTACTGGCAAAATATGATACCATTTTTGTAGACTCAATTACAGTAGCGGCTAGACTTTGCTTTACGCACTGTCAAAATCAACCTGAGTGCAAGAGTGAGCGCACTGGTAAACTAGACACTCGCGCTGCCTACGGTATGCAGGGTCGTGAAATGATGGGGTGGTTGTCTCACCTACAGCATATTCGTGATAAGAATGTTGTATTCGTTGGTATCCTTGACCAGAAAGTAGATGATTATGGTCGTGAGACTTTTGAGTTACAGCTTGAAGGTGCCAAGACAAGCCGTGAATTGCCAGGCATTGTGGATGAAGTGATTACTATGGCAATCATGCAAGATGATAATGGGGTGCCTTATCGCGCCTTCGTATGTCAGACCCTTAACCAATGGGGCTATCCAGCGAAGGATAGGTCTGGCAGACTTGATCTTCTAGAAGAACCGCACTTAGGTAAGCTTCTGGAAAAGATGAGTGGCGATAAGCCAAACAATGAACGCCCTATGGAATTTGTGAAACCTACTGAAGTGGAGAATATGGAAAATGCTTAATCTAAATCAAGTTGAAGCTGGTAATGAGCAAAAGCCTTTGGAAATTATTCCAGATCGAACGATTGCTCGTGGAATTATTAATCTTTTAGGCGGCGATACGGAAGTGCCTGAGTTTGGGCAAGGTAACTTGTTTAAACAGTCAATGTCGTCTAGTGCTGTGTATTGCCCGATGGAGTTTACCATCATTGGTGGTGAGCATGATAAAAGGCGGGTTTGGCATAACCTTTTTATTCACGGCGATAAGATGGATTCTAACGGCGTACCAGTTGCGAGAAACATTGGCTTGAATACGTTACGTCTTATCGTGGATAGTATTCATAACTTGGGCAAAGACGATATGTCCGCAGAGGCGCAGCAAAAGCGTAATATTGCTGGCATCCAAGTTTTGCAAGGCCAAGAATTTTGTTTCTTAATTGGTGTAGAGCCAGAGAAGAATGGCTATCCGGCTAAAAATAAAATGACCACTCCGTTGATTCCTGGGGATGAAGGCTACATTGCTGGCACTGCTAGTAACGCAGCCCCTGTTGGTCAGCAAGGTCAAATGCCACCAGCTACAGCGTCTGGAACAGTTCCGTCTTGGGCGCTTAAATAGTTCGGTGTTTAGTTAAGAAAAGGCGTACTAACGGCAACCTTTGGGATAAAGAGTCGTTAGCTGGTTTGGGTGGCACCAGTGCCGTAAAGCCACCCACTTAACTTTTACAGATAGATACTGGAGGGTAAAATGGCTGTAAAGAAAACAAATGACTCTATTAGCATTCCTGTAATTAAGCAGGGTACGATTAAATTACGTTTGATTGGTCAAACGCCAATGTACTTTAATAGTATGTCGTCTAAAGCTAAGAGAGACTTACTCGTTGGCGCAGGTCGTAAGACTGCGGCTGAGAAAAAAGAAATCAAGCATAATCCAGAGCAAGAGTTTATTGACTCTATGCATACGCAAATGAAGGGCGATACTTTACTGTGTTTCCCTGCTGCTGGTGTAAAAGGTGCAATGGCTACTGCTGCGCTTGAAACTGCTGGTGTAAATAAAACTAGCGTAAATAGACTAATCTTCTTACCGCAAACCAATATTAATATCTGGGGTAAGCCGTACCTTAAAATTGACGTAGTTCGTTCTGCTGATATGAACCGCACACCAGATATGCGTACTCGCGCTTATCTTCCTAATTGGTGTGCTGAGGTAGAGATTAGGTTTGCTACGCCTAACTTTAGTGCGATGTCTATTTCGTCTTTGGTGCAGAACGCTGGTCAGTTAGTCGGGCTCGGTGATTTCCGCCAAGAAAAAGGCAGAGGTTCTTTTGGTACGTTCACTATTGCAGGTGAAGACCTTGGTGATCATAAAGACTTCTGGGATGAAATGATGGAAGAAGGTCGCGCAGTGCAAGAATTAGCGCGAGATAATCCAGAGTGTGCTGATGAAGAAACGGCAGAACTGATGCAGTTCTTGCAAGAAGAGCGGTTGCGGAGGGCTGCTTAAACTATCAGGCGGGGGGAAACCCCCGCCAACGGGTTGCGGTTATCTATGGATAGGTCTGGCATGTCGAGACGGTTTGGGTTGTGCGAGGGAAGTTCAGGTGGTGTTTGGCACGGTTAGGTGCGGCCAGTTAAGTTCTGGCGGTCATGGTTGGGAGAGTTGAGATCAGGACAGGACAGGTGCGCCGCATTGTGGCGGTTTCGGTGGCTTGAGTTAGGGTCCGTTGAGGTGTCGTTCGGTTTGTTTCGGTTAGCAAAGGTATGGCGGTTTAGTTAGGGTTTGTTCGGGCGCGTTGGGTTAC